GATCTCAGCCTTCGTGAAGAAGGAGAAGTTGCCGTGGTTCAAGGTGGTGGGCGGGGTGCCAATGGCCCGCGACGCGCAGTATGTCGCCAGGCTGATCCAGGCGCCTCACGATGAGACCCACCTGGACGCGGGCCCTTACCTGAAAGTCTTAACCACACACCTCAAGAAGATTTGGGGGCCAAGTCATTGGATTTTCTACGGATCAACGACCCCGGAGAAGCTAGATGAGTGGTTGAGGACTGTGGAGAATTTCCAGAGTTTCTTCTTTGCGGACTACTCTGCCTTCGATGCAACGCACTCAGCTGAGAGCTGGGCGCTGATTGAGGGCATTTACGAGAAGGTATTCCCTAGGAGGCTGCACCCGAGGTTGTGGGGGGCCATTGACGTGTGGCGGAAGCCGCGTGGAAAGTGCAAGTTAAGGAAGGAGCAGGTCAAGATATCCTAACAGGCGCCGGTGTGTAACGCGTCTGGAAGAGACGATACCGCCCTTGCCAACGCACTATTGAATGGCCTGTGCTTGGGTGCGGCCTTCGCAGCAGGGTTGTCCGGAGTCGAGCTGGAGGATTTGACGGTCGATCACCTTGAGAAAGCCAGAAGAAGTCTGCGGATTTCGATCGTCGGTGATGACTCGATTGTGGGTTGTGATTTTGATGTGGAGAAGATAGATGTGGTCCGACATTTGAGACGTTTTGGACTAGTCGTGAAGTCGGAGACCGCACACGATATCGCTAAGATCACATACCTGGGACAGATGCCGTATAGAGTCGGGAACAGGTGGTTGTGGGGCCCAACGCTCGGGCGACGCCTGTACAAGGCCTATTGGCAGTGTGAGCCAACCGGACATCCAGTGGCGTGGCTGCGTGGAGTAGCGCAACAACACCTTCTCCACCGCCACGTACCAATTTTGTATGAAAGTGCCGTCAAGATAATGGAGTTAACAAAAGGACCGATAACCGACCATCGGGATCCAGTAAAACCCTGGGCTTCACGGAGCGAGCCCACACCGCACTGGGGGCGGGAGACAGTCGAGGCGCTGGCAAGGCGCTACGACGCACATCCCTCCCTCGTGTACAAAGATTTGGAGATTCTCTCTGGACTAAAGCAGGTCCCCGCCATCGTAGACCTCCCTTTTGTGGGGTTCTGCGTGGCGCAGGACGACTGCTAGCTCCCCTCTTTGAACGGGCTGGAGTGTGGCAAAAGTGACGCAAATACGCGGCCAATCCCGGGGTTTTCCTCCCCTACACTCCCCGCACATCTTTTACATCACATCTTTCTTTGCTTGCGTAGCCACTTAGCGAACTAAAATGTCG